TAACAACCCATGCAAAGCCTTCCCTGCGAAGTAGTCGCGTAGGGTCATTCCTTTTGAATGCATTTGAAAAGCTGTCGGGAACGCTGGTCCACCGTCGTTGATTGGTTGGCTCATTTCGATTCCTCCACCTTCACCATCGGCACGAAGTCCAATCGGTTGCTCTCGTCGATTGCGATTCCCCAGCCATTGCGACGGCAGGGCAGCTCAATTGCGTTGTACACTTCGTTTGCCTTCTCTTTTTGCAGATAGAGGTGAAGTACCCCCCTTAGTGTGCTTCGATCGGTTTCGTTTTCGTTTTTGTTTTCGATCATTTGATCTTCTTTCCATGCTCAATGATTGCCTGCACACCGCGCCGGCTGCACCCGACAGCCCGTGCGATCTGCTCCCGGCTGGCTCCGTTGTCGTACATCCGCCAAGCCAGATCGCTGTCGAAGGCCTCGACCGACTGAGCTAGGTTGCGCGACATCATCCGCGGTTTCACATCGGCCTGCTCTGGGTACGTCAGCCAGCCAGCGGCCACAGCCTTGCCCATGTCGATCTTCACTTGAGTCCCTCCAGCTTCTCAATGCGTCCCTGCATGTCGCGGATGATGTCGCAAAGCCCGATAATCGTTGTCCCAGTGCCATCGAGTCTCTTCCCGGTCTTGCCGGTGATTTCCAAACCACGGCGCTGCGCATCAAGCGCAATGGCTCGCCACGGGTCGTCGATGAAGTCTGAAATCTTGACGCTCATTTCAACCCCTCCGACAGCATGGCGTGCTCCAAGAGCAACACGGCGTCCGCGGTCTTCAGTGTGATGTGGATACTCGGCTGCCTCTGCTGCGCCAACTGCTTCAGGTGGGCCTTCCAGCGCGTGCCATGGGTCGCTTTGTTGCCAGCCGAGATGGTCTTCTGCCAGCGCTGCGGGGTCACCTCAATCATCCTGAGATTCATGGAGGCAATCAGGCCGTGCAGGAACCCGACGTTGTAGCCAAAGTTGAACATCGAGCTACCCGGGGCACCCTTACCGCCGACGTACCCGCCAACTTTCTCAATGTAAACCACCTCGGACTGCGACAGCCAGTTGATCAGCACATCCCGTATGTCACCGTCGGTGTCCGGCATTGGCTCGACGATCACTCGACCATTGGCGAAGTGCGCGATGCCTCCGCTGGCACCTGGGTCGATGGCAAGTATCCTGGTCACTTGGCAGCCTTTCTCAGCCAGGCAGCTATGGCCTTGTCGGCCACGGCCTGCAGTTTGAGGCCGGCGGCGAGGCAGTACTCTCGAAGGGCCTTGTGGGTGGTGGGTGTCACGTTGATGGTTTTCGGTTTGGTCATTTCAGTTGCTTCTTAACCTTGGCCCAGTAGGCCTCGGTGGCAGATTTTCGGTCCCCTGTCGGGCCCCCATTCCATCTCCTGGCCAACTGCTCGGTGGTGGCGCCGCGGCCGTAGTGCTTCAGGTAGGCCTCGCACACAGCACGGGCCTGCGCTCGGTTGGTCATGTCCTGGTGCCGGTAGTGGCTGCCGGTGATCCGGTTCACATCCTGCACCACGCCGCGGTGGATCTGCAGTGGGCCAATGGCGCGTCCGTTGTCGCCGATGGCCTGATCGTTGCCCGAGGACTCGACGATGATCAGGGCCGAGATGAGGTTGGAGATGGTTGACATTTGATTTTAGTAAAATTCATGTTGGTGTTAATCAGAAACATTACCGCTTTAAACGTAATTCCATATTTATCACAGTATCGCTTTGCTTTAGACTTAGCTTTGTCGGGATGTGTAGCGCACACTATAAAAAGCTGGGATTTTCCATATACTTCAAAGACCCATTTCCCTCTGCTTGGAACCCAATACATAAATAATGTTTGGTTGTGCGCGTTGGCCAGTCGCGCCCCTGGTTGCCTCGGATTCCTCCCGGGCCGGATGGGTGGCTTAATGGGCGCCACCGGCCCTGAAAGTGTGATGCAGACTTCAGATCTGATCGTTGATGATCTTGCCGTCAGCAGGACCTCCAACCAAGGTGATCGTGGTATGGTGGAAGTCGCTGTCATCGTCGCCGCAGTACCAGCTCTTGCCATCGCAGCTCCACCAGCCGTTCTCCTCAATGACGTAGGCTCCTTCAATAACGCAGGCGGCATCATCCCAGATTGCGTTGAACTGAACGTTGGTAGTGGTGTTTTTTGTGTAGCTCATGGTGTTGATCTCGTTGACGGGATCAATATGGACGAGGATCAGAACACCGTCTACAGAGAAAACCGTTTTTCTGTAGATTTTGAATAAAACCCAATGTTTATGCGGGTCAAACAGGGGTCACTTCTGCGGAACGTAGGGCTCGCCCGGATGCTCCTGAGCGTGTTCAGCGAAGGCTGCGTAGGCCCTGAGATCGACGTAGTTGTCGGGGTGGAATACCCGGGCGCTGCGTTGGACTTTGAAAGCCACCATCATCAGCTCGACAATGTGAGGCGGAAGTGCGTGCGGTAGGGTTATCCCGTAGTGCTGCTGGATCAGGCCGGTCCATGAGAGCCCGATGTTGATGTGGCTGTGGTGCGGTTCACCGTAGACCTTGCCGCGCTGTTGGATGGTTTCTGTGACGATGTCGCTCATGGCCAGCTCGTGTAGACCACCGTGCCCTGGCCGCTTGCGTCGACCAGCTCCACAGCATTGACGCCGCGGAGCTTTCCCAGTGCTGCCAAGAGCTGCGTGTCGTTGTTCGCTTGCGCGATGCAGGTGGAGACGATGTCGGCGTCGTCGTAGGAGGCCGACAGGTTCTCTTTGGTGCGGTCGCGCCAGACGCGTACCACTCGACCGTTGGAGAGGTTCACGCGCCGCATTGATTCGACGCACGGGAAGGTATGTTTCATGCAGATTTACCGATGGGCGATATGGAGATCGACCACATCCAGAATGGTGTAGATTTCAATGTCGCCGGTATTCGTAGCAACACCAAGTCCATCAGGGCTTTTCGCCTGCTGGGTGTAGTAGTCGAGCCGGTACGTGGTGGTCTTGTGCGGCTGGATGCGCTCGGTCTGGTAGAGGTAGACGTTGGTCTGGTTGTAGACGTAGGTGCTGACCGAGTAGCCTACCAGCACGTTGTTGGTCACGTCCCAAATGCGCGTGCGCGTGCCCGTGGTGCTGTGGAACGGGCTGATGACGCGGATCTGGTACTCGCCGGCCTCCACCGTGAACAGGTTGTTGGAAAGGCTCGTGATGATGCCATACGGGTCGCTGTGGATCGCATTCAGCACGCGGGTAGTCCAAGTGTTCGCCACCGATGCACCGCCGTCGACCCCAGTCGCCTTCTGGTCCTGCAGGGTCGCAATACGCAGCACCAAGGCATCGACGTCCTTCCGCAGCTTGTTGATCAGGCTGGTGCTAGTCTGTGAATCGTAGCTCATTGCTTGGCCTTCTTGCTGATGATGCGTTGGGCCTCGTCAAGGCTGGCCGCGATGCCGATCAGGCTGCCGGCGGGGCCGTAGAGGCGGAGTGAGCCCTTGGCCTTACCTGGGAGAGCACGGTAGCCGCCGGGGAAGCTATAGGCACCGGGCATGGCTGAGTCAGGGGAGGGCATATACCGGATATCCTCCGAGGTTGCCTTGAAGCGCTGCGAGAGGGGGATGACGTTGCCGGCGTCGTCCTTGGTGATCGCATCAACCAGTTTGACCTGGCTTGAATCTGCGACGTAGTAGATACGCTCGTTGCCGGGCAGTTCGACAATGCCAGCCTTGGTAGGTTGATTTTCCGCACTGAACCCAGACATCACTTGCCCAAGCGTTTGCGGTGTAGCTTGGAATACGGGAGCACCTTCAGGAATGCGTAGGAAGACCCGTTTCACTTCGGGCACGGCCTTTGTCGAGGTCATCACCTTGGCCGCCTCAATGAAGTTGTCGGACAACCTTTTGTTGATAGGCTTCAGGTCTTTAGCGTAGCCACGCAGTTCCTTGATGAACTCAGGAACATCGTCAATGGAGCCCCAGTCGAACTCGGGCAGCATCCCGTCATCCACCGAGCTGTAGCCCTTGGACGAGAAGTACTCCTGAGCAGCCACATCCTCGTCGAACATACGCATGGCGTCGTTGGCAACGCGCAGGCCTGCATCCAATCGCACAGCCTCGTCACCTAGGCGCTTGGAGTAGCCTTCAGCAGCCTTCTTGTCGGTGGTGAACGAGAACGCTTGGCGGGACACACCCGAGGTCTCGCCACGCATCCGCTTGTCGAATACGTTGAACCCGCCTGTAGGTGTGCCGTGGTAGACAGGACCAATGGTATACCCAGCCGCCTTCGCCGCCTCATCGACCATCCGCTGGGCGGTGGCCGTGTCGCCAGCCTTCACCGCGGAGAGGTAGTCGGTGTCGCTAGCCGGCATATTCCGCACGCTGATTGCCGCGGCGATCTTCTTGGAGGGCACCGCCCACAGGTTCTCAGGATCGAACCGTTCGATCTCGGAAGCCTTCTTCAGCCGGATGGGATCCTCCATGCCGTCGTAGAGCGCACCATAGAGCCTGTAGCCCTTTTCAAACAGGTCCATGGCCTCGCGGTGGTCCTTGACGCCGCGTCCAGTAGCCATGTCGCCGGCAGGCATGAAGCGCATATCGCCCTTACCAACCACAAACTCCGGCATGGCGGTCTGCACCTTTCGGGTGAATGACGGAGGTTCCGTTTCCTCGCTGGCAAAGTACTTCCGGAACACGTCCTTGATCATCGTCTTCTTAGGCAGTGTTCCGATTGCCTTGCCCGGTATCAGCGCCTCGTATGACGGATGCACCTTGGCACCAACGGTTTCGGCACGTACTGGCTCTGCACCGCTGAACTGAACCACGGCAACAACCTGCCCCGGGGTGAAGTCTTTGTTCTGCAGGTTGTAGTTCCTGAGCACATCCTTCCAGCTTCTGATTCCGAGAGCCTTTTTGTTGTCGTGCGCCCCAATGGTGCGAACAAGGAATGCACGGTCTTCAAACGTCAGTCCGTTTTCAGTCTCTTCGCCAACCCTTTCAAGCTGAGTAAGCCTCGCCCAGTCATCAAGGTTGTTGATCTCGGGCACATTGATGCTCTTGTCTTTGCCTCTCCTGTACTCAATCAACTTTTCACGCGCATCACGGGCAATGGCGTCGAGCTTCTCCTTGAGCTTCGGATTCTGCGACATGGAGTCCGACAACTCCTCACCAAAGGCACGTGAGAACGCACGGCTTGATGCGCTGGATTCAGGGCCACCAAGGACAACTAACCCGATGCCATCGGTAGCCTTGATCTTGTCCATGACACGATCAGTCATGGTGGAGAACGTGCCGGCCCATGCGCCTTTGCCTGAGATTTCAGGCAAGAACGGATAGCCCATTCCGCCCATCAGCACGTCGATCTTGCGACCAAGTCTGGTGACATACGGACGGCCAGCATCAGCCCAGTCTGAAACGAACGCGAAACCGCTCTTGCCTCGCATGGCTTTGCGCTGCTGATCGGTAACTGCTAGCTTGTCGATCAGGTCCGGAGGCATGAACCGGAATGTGCCGAGCAACTCTCCGTCCTTAAGAGTCGATGTGTCACCGGAGGCCACCTTCTTGGCGACCTCTGGCGACTCGGGAGTGATTACATCCCCCGCTTGTCGAACCGACCCGAGTTCTTGCCGGCCTTCTTCTCGGCCTTGCGTGCGACCGAGAGCGCTATCGCCACCGCCTGCTTCTGTGGCTTGCCGGCCTTCATCTCCCGCCTGACGTTGCTGCTGACGGACTTCTGGCTGTAGCCTTGCTTGAGTGGCATAGTCTTTTTCTGCTTTGAGTTTGGCTTGTTCCTGAGTGTCGAAGATCCCGGCAGTTGATCCATCGGGGCCATACAGGCGGAACTTTCCATTCTTCGACAAGATCCGATAGCCTGCGTTCTGATCGGTGCTGACAGTGGTCTCACCGATAGTCTCAGCAGGCTGGAAGTTGAGCTGGGTGCGTCGATAGCTCGACCGTTCTCCCATGTCTCCAGACCACGGCAGCGTGAACCCGGTGTCCTCGATGTTCTGAAGGCGCTCGATGCGCAGATCCTGATACACAGAACCACCCTTGCGCTCGGCAACATACCCGGCTGTTGGCTCGTTGATCAGG